GTTGCAGCCAATTAAGGAATTTTAAAAGATGATTAGCTTACCATTCTTTTAAACTAAAACAAACTTATTTATTTTATAACTAACCACTACATCTTAAGTAACTAAACTTAATCTTAACTAAATATACTTAATCAAAGCTAACTTAAACTACTAAACTAATTCAACCTATACTTAACATTAACTATACTTAGCCAAAACTAATTTACCTTATCTTAAACTATAAACTACTAAGCTAACTTAAGCTGTACTTAACTAAACTAACTTATCTAATTTATAATCCTAAACTTAAAATTTAATGATTACATTATCTTATCAACTAAACAAAGAAAAGAAAAAGAAATCAGTTTGCCCTTTTCACAGCTGGTAAACAATCTTATCCAGCTGGAACTTAGCATCCGCAAACTTGGGCAAAATAATTTTGCGGGTCTTAAAGAGCTCGCGGACCTCATTGTATGTTGCCTCTCCATGGGCGGCGAGCTCGATCTGAAAGGAAATCGTTTGGGTGGCAAATTCATCCAAGCCCTTGCACCACATGATATGCTGAAGCATGTTCTCCAAGGAGAGCACGCCAATAATAGTGTCAGAAGTGTGATGCTTGGGTTTTCTTTTTAAAAATTCGACTTCCATGGGAGATTTATTCACAAATTCAGTAGAATCCTTGTCACTAGGAGTCACAGTCATGCCAAATTCAAGTTTAAGCATCCTTTGGAAGTCTCTGGCATCAATGGGTTCTTGGGTGGAAAGAATAAGATCATCACCATAGGTTATTGCAACATAGGGTATCTGTTGAGCCAGACCAAGCATGTAGTACTCGACCACAAGCAAGTTGCAAGCACAATTCAAGACTGTAGTAAAGGGTGTACCAGAGGGGTTTGAACCCACCAACATGTAGTCTTCAAAAACACCATGGTGAATGGAAATCACAGAGGCGTCTAGCAAGTTCAAAAACAGATTTTCGTCTTCAACACAACCAGCCAAAACATAGCCGGCTGCTCTCATTAATTCTGTGGACAAAGAGCCATCAAAAGCTTTGTAATCAAAATCAAGATTATTTTTATACAATGATCTAACAAGCGATGTCCAATCAACCATGGGGTTTATACCCATGGCTATGCCAGTATCCTCTGAGGGGGTAGCACAGATGATATCAACCTGCTTGCCAAAAATCATCCTAAAGGCAACTGTATAATCAAAATTGGATGCCTCTATCACCCTGGTCTTTGCTTCCTTAATTTTGTCTTCAGATCTTAACTCATCCTTGAGGGCAGTGGTGAAATAGACTAAGGGAGTGCAAACTTTGGCCTGTTCTATCAATTGATCCACATCAGCCCTTAGAATAGGGGAAATCCACCTTTCCTCCTTATTGATCAAATCAGCCTTGCGAAGATTTTGAGAGGTATATTTATGGCCAGGGGAGGTGGACATATCAACAGCATTGGCACCATCAAACAAAGCTTCCTCCATAGTAGCCATGGAATGGACGCCTATTGTGTCAACAAGGCGCGCTCTCAGGTTCATCACTGCTTCATCAAATCTGTTTGGATCCCTAACCTCGAAATAATTGCCAACATTCTTCAAAAATATCTGATCAAGGGGATCGCCATGGGTGCGGGGGTCATTCTTAGTCAAAACAGCTGGGCCTTTGGTAACTGGTACTATGCCATGTAGAGGACTAGGTTTCAGACGAGTCTTGGTGACCAGATTAGCCGGTGGTATTGGCAAGGGATTAATTGGATAATATGTGCCCTGGTTGGTCGGTAGCATAATAGCTCTACCAATAAAACCATTCCCCGCCACATGCATTCCAAGGATCTTGTACATGCCACCAACCTTGACACACAAGGCGCCACCACACGTGCCGGAGCCAGTGTGGGCATTGTATGAAACACAGTCATGGGACCAGGTGCCTTCTGCTGTTGTTGCAGCGCCCAGAGCCTGCAAATTAGAAACACTTTGAGTATAAATGCCATTTTTGGTGTTCCAAACTAAAATTGGATCAGAACCAAGGGATCTTGTAAAATGTTTCACCATTGAAGTCATCCTAAAGGGTGCATTGGTTTTAACAATAGCTAGGTCTGTTTCAGCATTACCAACAGTTAGTCTGGTAAACTCAGGGGATTCAAGAATCATTCTGATGTCACCATACACAACCTCAACTGTGCCAGCCTTGAAGAGAACCTGATCAGAATGGCCAAATGTAAGTATCCGGTCATCTCCAATGGCAAGTCCAAAAACTTGGATCCCATCAGCAACCAACCTCACACAACCTCTGGTTATGTGGGTGAGTTCATCCCCTGGCCCCTGGTCTCTGATAGGCTCACTTGCATTCTTCTTAAAAAGAGTCTTCTTGGGTTTAACAGTGACTTCACCACCGTACACTTGGTCATCTTCTTCCTTTTTATCTGGCCCTTTGAAACCAGTTTTCCCATTGCAAACCCACCAAGTGACGATGCCGACTATGCCAACGAGGGCAGAGCCGAAGGAAATCCAGTGGCCATGTTTGGCAAGCCAGCGGCCAAATTTACCAATCTTCTCATCCACAGTTCTGGAAAATCTGTTCAGGGGGGCAGGTGGTAGTGCCTCCTCCTCATCTGTGCTGAAAAGCCATTCTTCAATGGGTGCCATCAAAGTAGCAAGCCTGGATTCCCAAGATTCAAAATCAAGTAAAGAAGCATTTTGATTGTTCAACAGCTTGTTGCTCTCACGAAGGGCCTCAGCGCTAGGGTAACAGAAAACACCGGGATATTTTTTATTTAACTCTGGTTTCATATAATTATTCCAAAATTTTGTGATTTGCTCTCTTCTATTCAACTCCTCAACAATTTCTCTGGCCAAATGAAATGGATTGATGGGCCGATCAGCTTCATCCGTCCAAGTCATACCTTCTTGAATCTCAGGAGTAAATTTGACAACGTCCAATTTGCCATCCTTAGTATACTGCTGCTTGGCTTTAATAGAAAAATTAAACCCAAAACGGCGCTCAAGAGCGCCAGTAGTGTTTATGGTCTTAGTATTAAAATCACCACGGTTAGTGGTTGCAATGACTAATTTACTGGTGTACCACGTGGCTTTCTCTTCAAGTCTGGCCATTGGAACGGGAAAGGCAATGGTGGATATCATCTGACAAAGAAGTTCATAATCGGAATCATCAGCATTCTGGCCCAGATCATCAATCAGGTGGATATTCTGCTGCTGGTACCCATCCATATGCTTAGATCCCACTGGATGTTGAAACACGTCTGCTGTGTCCCAATTCTTAAGGCGACAAATTTCCTTGATGAGAACCATTGAAAAGAAACTCTTGCCTTGCCCAGGAGGACCCCTGATTAGGACCCCGACTGGCTCAACTCTGGAAACTTCAGATGGTTTGCAAGGAGCCATGTCGATAGCCGTCATTGTCCTAACGGCGGCAGCCATAGTTTGGGCCAGCTCATGACGAGGACAAAACTCAACAAAGCCTTGATTCCAATGGTTCACTTGTCTTTTAAGCCAGTCAACTTTTTCAGCAAAGACTATTGAGCTGGTTGCCCCTGGTCTCTTCGCTTCTTGGGCCGCCTGTGCAACGGAAGTGAACAACATGGCTAGCTGATGACGATATTGCTCAACAAGGGCAGCAAATTTGCGGGCGGTACTTGGTTTGAAAAAATCGACCACTTTCTCAATGATCTTCTTCATCATGTCCAGCCACCAATCAAAGTTCTTTGCAGCCAAAGAAAATTTGTTAAAGCCGTCAAAATCTGGGGCTTGGGATGTCATCTTGGCAGCTTCCTTGACTGTCTCTGCCATTTCTTCTGGTGAGGCATCATCCTGCATGCCCTCTACCAAGTTGACACACACTGATTGAACGTCGCCATCAATCATAGCTTTGACAAGGCCTTTTATCCACCCAGGCGAACGCTCTTTGACAAGATCTTGATAGTCCATGAACATTAGGGCAGCCATAGAACCACCAGTCATGAGATTAGGGGCATGACAAAACATGATAGCATAAAGAAGCATCCTTAGCATGAAACGGAGCAATTTGGAGGTGACTGCCGCGTGCATTGTGTCCATAATAACTGTTGACAATTTCGAAAAGAGGGAAGTATAATCTTGGTTTGTGACACAGGTCCCCAAAGAAAAAGTGAATACAATAGCAGCCCACATCTTAAGCGCTTGCCCCTGTGTCATGCCATCAGGGACAAACTGTTTGGCAAAAGTTTCACAGTTGGCGTCAATGGAAAAATCCATTGTGACTGGTATCTCATAACCAAAAGAATCGGCAAAACGGCCCGTGTGGATCCACGATTGATCTAGTGGATCACAACGGGTGTTGGCCTTGCCAGTGAGTGCACTGTAGAGGATGTCATCAGTATTCAAGTGGTATACCTGGGTGCCGTCTGTCACACCATAATGTTTGTACAGGCCACGGTGCCTATAGACCAGTTCCACAGGACCAGGGTTGCTTTCCACATCACCAGCTTGCATGAGCAGAGTCCCACGGTAGCCAGTTCGTCTTAACTCTTGCATAAAACTGACTAGCATGGGATTGACAGTCTCTTCCTTAATCTCAAGTGGTTGCCATTCATCTTTGTGTGTCAGGTGCCATATCACCGCATCCCTAGTGACCTTGGATATGACATAGTTGGCAGGTTCTTCTTCAACGGACCGGGTGTTAGCGGTCTTTGGAAAAGGTCGAGGGACAAAAAAGTTAGGACACCTAAGGGAGGCATAAACTTTGAAGGATCCAGACAAGTAGCCACAATTAAAATGCAAAACCCCAAAAAGTTTGGAATCTTCAAGACCACGCAAAGGATCCACGGAGTAAAAAGGGGCTGTAAATGTTGAAACCGTCCTGGCCGGGATAGCTACTGACCCGGCACCAGATGAATCATTGACAAAATCTTGATATGCATGGGAAACTATGATGGTATTTTCAGAATCATTGCACACAGTAAAATTCACCTCGCCTGCAAAAAATGTAAAAAAATTCATCAAAACAGCATGTCCGCTACGGGGTGCTGGGACATTAACAACAATATTGTTTGAATTTTCTCTATACACTTGCTCATTGACAAGCCAGCTCCTGCCAAAGTAGGTGAATATATCAGTATAGGAAATGGGGGCTATATTCATTCTATTAGTTTTAACTCCAATACACATTGGTGTTGGATCAGCCACGACATCATCCAGTGTGCCTGCATTGCCAGCATCGGCCAAGCCTGCTGCTGCGGCCTGATCCTGGTCATTAGTAGCGTGATTAGTGGAAAGTGCCTCCTGGACGGTCTCATCTGTGGTGAAAGGATCTCGTAAATCCATCTCAGAGCCCCAAGAGATCTGGGTAGCTAGAGCAGAAGGTTTTGGAAAATAAAATTTGAAATCATCACCAGCTTTAAATCTAATCATGCACCTAACTGAATTTGAAGCTGTGGCATTATGCATGAGCTCACTAACCACTTTGACAACTATCTTCAAGTGCTCATTGGGGTTGGTGGACCTCATCCAGCTATCATGCATAAAGGGAATTGGAACTTGAATGGAGCTGTTAAGACCAACATCCAACAAGGAATATTGTAACCGATTCATATAATCAAGTGTTGGAGTCCCATCTGATGATTGATTCACTATAACTGCCAATTTACCCTTATGCATCACGCTCCCAAAAACAGTCAACTCAAGCACAATTGTCCCCGACCATCCAGAAAAGAAATTCATCATAATTCCCAGATTGCCCATATCCTTAAATTTGATTTGCTTATCAAACACATTATTTCCACCAGTGGTGGTCGTCGGCCAATCAAATATTGTTTCCTGATTTGCATTAAGCGTATCGGTCAGCCACATTCCTGGGATTTTGGCGATTTCAAGAAAATCTCTAATTGGTTTCGTTTGGCCACTACTATCCCTGGCATACATTATGCGCTCGCCTGCAATCGCAGTTGAAAAGTTAGAGCCGGTATAAAGTGTATTTGCCATATTTGCACATCCAATTGACTCACAAACGAGCGACCGTTGAGTGGTGTACTTGAAATTGGTGGAATGGGGAGCTTTTTTTGGAACAACTGGTGGGGCCTGTGTTATCATTGGGTTGGTGAAAGTTGGATTATCAAGGGCACCAAAAATAGATACCTTTATTCCAGTTGGTGTTCCTGAAGGTACATTATACTTTGACAACACCTGAACAAAAAGGTTGCCAAAATCCCTATTCTGACTAGTAGTCATATAAGTTTTGTGGAAGGTAAAGGGGACAACCAAATGGGCGATATTCATGTTCCCAACATTAAAAATAACATGAGGAAGATTGAAAACAGTCCCAGTGCTCCATTTGTTTTGCTGGTCAATTATGTGGTGGGGAACCCAGTAAGCGACAAAAGCTCCTACAGCACCTGCAGGAGCATTGCATTGGATGGTAAGTTTGATATCGCCCCTGAAGTATTTCCACATTCTGGCCAAGAACTCTATTGGCCTGCCACCTTGAAATAGCCTTTGGACTATAGGCACGCGGGCTATTATGTCCCAGTTGTTCTGTCCTGTGCCAAAATCAGCAGATTCCATATAAACATTTCTAGAAAACATCTTTATGAACAAGTCTTGTTCAGTACCAGTGTTGGTTGGTTCCGTCGGACCGGTGACTGGATGGAGTCCTGCTGCAGGACGCGTTGCGTGTTGTCCAACGTCCGTGCTCAAGGCTGAAGTAACGGCCATGACCCTGTCAGATGTATTTTCTGACTCCTCAACTGCCGGGTCTTGCAGTAGAGTGTTTATCGTTTGGGGTACAGTTGAAATGAGATTGTTGAGAGATTCCATGGCATATGGTCTACCTCATTACGGCGGGGACAGGAGGCCCTGACCCTATCAGGCAGTGTGTGTTAACCAGTGAACTCCCATTCACTGGCGGCTCACCCAGGGTATACCCACTCCCAACCAGGCTGCGTAGTCTAACGAGTACCATGCCTGTGGAGCTCCATGTGTACGGTTCAGGTCGCCATTGTTCACAGCTTCCTTCTTCGCAGCGCTCATGGAATTAAGGTGTGACCGCACACTCTTCCCCGTATCGGCTCACTCCGTCCCTTATCCACTCCTACACATGGGGGTCGAGCCCACTATCGGCGAGGGGGACTAAGAGATTGTTGTTCCGTCTTGCATAGTTAACCCTGTGCCCAGGGGTAGAAAACTACTGGTAACCCAAAGAGGGGGCTAAGTGACCCTGAGCCACAGGGGAAAAGGGAAGTGCAGGGCGATGGTGGGTATTTAGTAACCACCACCACCCTGCGCCCCCTTTTCA